ACAAGCTACCGCAGTCGGCGAAGTTGCCCGCCGTACGGGTGCAACTCATCGACGAACAGGTCGGCTACCAGTTGCGCGGCGAGGATGGCGCGACGCCCGCCCGGATTCAGGTCGATGCCTTCGCGGCCGAGCCCGCGTATGACGTCGCGATCGCGATCGCGAAGGCGGTTGACGATGCCCTGAGCGGGCAGCGGTTCAGCGTGGGGAGTCCGGCCTTCGAGGTGATCGGCGTGTTCCGTCTCGACCGGCGCGTGATGTATGAGGCCGAGGAACTGCGGCTCGTGCGGGTGCTGCAGGATTACCGGGTGTGGTCCCGCACGATTCACTGAAAGACAGGAGACGAGACAATGGATGTCACCGGAACCTACTACGCGGGAAGTGCCGACATCGGCTACGGGTCGGAATTCCTGGTCGGGCAGAACGATGGGTCGCCCGAGACCTTCTCGGCGGTCGCCGACGTCATCGAGGTGAACCTCGGTGGATTCACGGCCGAGATCATCCCGAAGACGCACCTCCGCTCGCCGGGCCGAGCGCAGGAGAAGATGTCCGGTCTCCGCGACTTCGAGCCCATCACGGTGAAGTGCAACTACAACCGGAACCACGGCAGCCACAAGCAGACCGGTGGCGACGGGTTCAGCTCGACCTACAACCTGCCGGTGCTGCACAAGAACCAGACCGAGTGCAACTTCCTCGCGCTGGTCGGATCGGGCAGCCCGCAGGAAGAGATCGCCATCGCGGGCGTCGTGTCTGGCATGACGCGGCCGACGCTCGGCGTCTCTGGCAAGATGGAGATCACCTACACGATCACGCCGCTCCGCGACTACCTCTAGAAGGGGGCGGGCATGGCGAATCGTGAACGCGGGGAAGTGGCCTTTGAGGTCGACGGCCGGACGTATACGTTCTGCCTCGACCTCAACGGCCTGACTGAGCTGGAAGCGATGTTCTCGACGCCGACGCGCGAGGTCGGGTTCGTCGAGATCGTCGGGAAGGCGGAGGCCGGGCACGCCAGGTACATCCGGGCCGTCTTCTGGGCGGCGCTGAGGAAGTACCAGCCAGACATCACGCTTGAGCAGACGAGCGACCTCGTCCAGGCCATCGGCGGTCTCTTCGGCGGGCAACTGCAGGCGGTCCTGCAGCAAGCGACGGGCGGAGCGCGCCCCGATCCGAAGGACGTGGCCGAACTCGGCGAGGGGGTGAAGAAGCGCCCTCGAAAGGCTCAGGGACAAGCGAGTGGGATTGGAGAGAGCTCTACATCCAGGCCCGCCGCTGTGGCTTGAGCCGAGAGGCGTTCTGGACACTGACGCTCCGCGAGTTGTTTCGGGAGCTGGTCGTGGCGAAGCGCCGACGACGCGACGCCTATGAAGCCGCCACGGCTGCGACGCTCCTCGGTGAGCAGTTGCACCGGATGGCGCAGTTGCCGACGCTCGCACAGTTGGTGGCTGGGCCCGCCACGCCCTCGACGAGTGACGAGGAACAGCGGGCGCGCTGGCACCAGGCCGCGGCGTCCGCCGGCTTGACCGTGCGTCGCCACAACCCAAAGCGGTATCGGATCGTGCGGTCCTATCCGAGAGCATCCTAACGCATGGCTGACAACAGTTCGGTCGTCGGTGCCCTCCGCGTCCTCTTGACGGCGGACTCGGCGCAGTTCGAGACGACCATGAAGTCGGCCTCGGCGGCGATGGGTCGCCTCAGTAAGGACTTCAAGGGGATCGGCACACAACTCCAAAGCGTCGGCGGGCTGCTGACCAAGACCCTCACCGTGCCGCTGGTCGGCCTGGCCGCGACGAGCGTCAAGGCCGCGATCGACTTCGAGTCGTCCTTTGCCGGGGTCCGGAAGACCGTGAACGCGACGGAGGTCGAGTTTCAGGCGATGGCGAAGGCGTTCCGGGATCTGTCCAAGGAAATCCCGGTCAATGTCAACGAATTGAATCGGCTGGGGGAGGCCGCCGGCGCGCTCGGTATCCCGAAACAGGAGATCGTTGGGTTCGTCAAGGTGATGGCGGAGCTGGGCGTCACGACGAATGTCACGTCCGACCAGGCGGCGACCTCCATCGCGAAGATTCAGACGGTCTTCCAGTCGGCCGGTCAGGAAACCGATCGGTTCGCTTCGACGCTCGTGGATCTCGGCAACAAGGGCGCCTCGACGGAAGACGAGATCCTCTCGCTGGCGAGCCGATTGGCGAGTGCGGGCGTGGCGGTCGGACTCTCCCAGGCGCAAGTGCTGGGATTCTCAGCGGCGCTCGCCAACGTCGGCATCGAGGCGGAGGCAGGCGGCACAGCGATGTCGCGGGTCTTCTCCGACATGTCGATCGCCGTGAGCAAGGGCGGGGAGAGTCTTGGGAAGTTCGCCGCGATCGCCGGCGTGTCGACCGCGGAGTTCTCGCAGAAGTTCAAGACCGATGCAGCCGGGGCCGTCACGCTGTTCATCGAAGGACTCGGCAAGGCGAAGAACGCCGGCGGCGATCTCAATCTCATCCTCGACAAATTGGGGTTCACCGAGGTCCGGCAGGCACGGGCGCTGCGCGATCTGGCGCTCTCCGGAGACAACCTCGCGACGTCCCTCCGCACCGCGGTGGGCGCGTGGCGGGAGAATTCGGCGCTGTCGGTCGAAGCAGGCAAGCGATTCGAGACGACGGAAGCGAAGCTCACGCTTCTGTGGAACCGCATCAAGGACGTCGGGATCACGATCGGCAACGCCCTACTCCCTGGGATCAACTCCCTGATCGGGGCGACGGACCGACTTCTGCCGATCATCGAGGACCTCGCGAAGGCGTTTACGGCGCTCCCCGGATGGGTGCAAGGGTCGGCGCTCGGTTTCGTCGGGCTCGCCGCGGCCGTCGGCCCTGTCACGTATGCCTTCGGGAAAGTCTTCGAGGGGGCCTCCACGCTGATCGGCGTCTTCGGCAAGAAGGGCATTGCGCTCCGCGCCCTGACCACCAGTTACGAGGGGCTCGGCAAAGCGAGCGCGGCAGTCGGGGGGATCTGGGGCGTTGGCGTGGCGGGGGCCGCCTTGGCCGCCGCCTATGCCGCCGACAAGGTGACGCAGAGCACGCAGGAGGCCGCCGACGCGTTCAAGCGCGGCGATGTCAGCGCGGAGGGCTTCGGGAAGGCCGTCGCCAACGCGGTCGCGCGCGGGCTGAACCCGGTTCGCTCCTTCATCTCCGACCTCAAGCAGGCGTACAGCGATTGGACCGTGCTGGTGGATGCGATCCTCGGCCGGAAGATGAAGTTGCCGGATCTCCCGACGGCGCCGCCGAAGGCGCCGATCAACGCGCCGCTCGCGGTGCCGGGCCTCCCGAAGGACCTGAAGGAGATCGAGCAGCAACTGCGGGCTGGCCTCACACCCGCGGTCGATGCGAGCCGGAAGAGCATCGAGGAGTTCCGCGCGCAGCTCCAGGGCCTCTCAGAGAACGACCTCTCCGGCCTGAAAGACGACCTGGCGTCAGGCGCCTTCAGTCTCAAGGACCTGTCGGAGAAGTATGGGATCTCGACGAATACGGTGAAGCTCTTCAAAGAGCAGTTGAAAGATGGCGCGGTCGCCTCTCGCGAGGCGAACCAGGCGGCGCGCGATCTCGCGGCGGAGCAGGAGCGCCTGATCGGCGTCATGGAACAGGCCGGCGTGATGACCGGCGACGTCTACGTCAAGAAGCTCGGCACGCTGGTCGAGGTCCTGAACGTCGCGGCGCGCGAGGGAACGCCGGCGCTGCAGGCCGCCCTCGCCTCGACCGCACCCGAGTGGGCCAAGTTCATTGAGGCGGCCAGGCAGGCCGGGTTCAACGTCTCGGCCATCAACGACATCTTCGACGCGTTCGTCGTCAAGGCCGGCACGAGCGCCGAGGCGATGGCGGCGTGGGAGCGGTCGCTGCCGATCCTGCCGGTCGGCACGCTCACCGACGGCCTGAAGCAGCTCGGACTCGATACCGACATCGTGGCGACGAGGCAACAGGTCCTGACCGACGCCTACGCGGCCTTCGGCTTGAAGGCGCCACAGGTCCTGCAGAAGGCCGCGGACGCGGCGGTGCGCAACTACCAGGTGCTGCTCGATTCGGGCACCGCGACCACGACGCAGCTCAAGGACGCCTACGCGCAGATGATCGAGGCGCAGCGGGCCGCCACGGGCACGCTCCCGTCGGCATGGGACGAGATGTTGCCGCGCATCACGGGCGTCGTCCAGACCATCGGGAGCGCGGTGCAGGGCACCTTCTCGCAGATGCTCCTCGGCGCGAAGGGGTTCAAGGACGGCTTCCTCGACATCTGGCACAGCATCAAGGCCGGCATCGGGCAGATCCTCACGACCATCCTGCAGGACTTCACGAACCGCTTTCTGAAGGGCCTCCTCGGCATGATGGCGGGCCAACAGGGGGCAATGGGCAAAGCCTTCGGCGGCCTGTTCGGCGGTGGCGGGGGGATGGGTGGGCCGGGTGGTGGGCTACTCGGCAAGATCCCAGGCGTGGGCGGTCTGTTCGGTGGTGGCGCAGCAGCCGCTGGGGGCGCAGCCGTGTGGGGGTTGCCGGGCGTGACCGTGGGCGCACCTGTTGGAGCGATCGGTACGAACATTGGCATGGGAGGTATGGGCGCTGGTGGCGCGGGCGCCGCTGGTGGTGGACTCGCAGCCGGGATGGCAGGCGGGTTGGGCGCAGGGGCTGCGGGGGTCGGGCTCGGCCTGCTCTTCCAGAAGATGTTCGGCGGTGCAGGAGCGAAAGCTGCGGTGGGTGGTGGACTCAGCGGGGCAGCGAGCGGCGCGCTGATCGGCAGCATCGTGCCTGGTCTCGGCACGGCGATCGGCGCACTCATCGGCGGACTCAGCGGCGTGTTCGGCGGGCTGTTGGGCAAGAGCACGGGCGCGAAGGCCAATGACACCCGCGACGCGGCGATGGGCAAGATCGCCGCGCAGTTCGGCGGCACGGGACAGAGCGGCACGGGCGCAGGCAGTGACTTCGCCCTTGTCGCCGCGCAGGTCGCCAAGGCGGCGCCCGGACAGGGTCTGTTCGAGGCCTTCCTTAATGCCAAGACGCCCGAGAAGGTCCAGGCCGCACTGGCACAGATCGCCCTGGCGTTGGACGCGTACGCCAAGAAGGAAGGCGACGCCAAGGCGGCGGAGGAAGCGCACGCCGCCGCCATCGCCGATATTACGGCGAAGTACAAGGAAAAGACCGACGCGATCAACGCGCAGCAAGACGCACTGGGCAAGCAGCTCGCGGACATCAACGCGTCGGAAGCGCCTGAAAAGCACATGGGCAGTATCGAGAAGGCGCAGAGGGAGAGCATCGCTCGGCAGCAGGACGCACTCGCCAAGCAGTTGCAGGACTTGCAGGAGCAGGAGAAAGCCGCGCTGGCAGCCATCGGCGCGGACGTGACGGGTGCGACGATCGATCTCACCGCAGCCGTACAAGCCCTCGTCGCGGCGGGACTGGCTCCGGACAAGGCGCAGGCTATGGGACAGGCATACGCCGACGCGCTGACGAACGGCTTCAAGGGTACGCCGGCCGACTTCATGGCGGTGTTCGACCAGATCCGCACTGGTGCGAGTGAGACCGGCACGACGATCACGGCCGACTGGGTGACACGGTTCGGGAAACTGCCCTCTGACTTACGTGCGAGCTGTTGGGACCCCCTTGACGGACAGTTCACGAACCTTGTGGACATCAGCAAGGACTCCGCGGAGAAGGCGCGACTTGCGTTGCTCGGTATCGGGAAGGACCTCCCGCCCATCACCGTGAACTGGAAGTACCGGAAGCAGCCCGGAGACGAACCGCCGGACATCGTGCCAGGCGGTCCGCCGTCGGAGATCCCAGGTCATGCGACCGGCTGGATCGGGAACACGCCGCACGTCGCGATGATCGCGGAAGGCGGCGAGACCGAGATGGTCGGGTCGGTCGGCTTCATGGCCAAGGCGCTCGAGGGGGCGCTCAGGGGGTTCGGTGGGGGACCTCAGCTGATGCCCCCTTGGCTCGGGGGGTTCGGTGGGGGGCCTCAGCCGATACCCCGTTGGCAAGGGGGGTTTGGTGGGGGCCCGCCGATGCCCCATTGGCAAGGGGGGTTTGGTGGGGGGCCTCAGCCGATGCCCCATTGGCACGGGGGGCTCCATTCGGTCACCATCATGGAGATCGACAAGCGCGAGATCGGCCGGGCGGTGGCGGACGTGCTCCCGGG